AGTGATTCGCCATGATCCAGAGCACATCTTGGTTTTGCACGGCATTGATCCGCTTTGTGGGGACCGAACTCACGAACGACGCATTGAGCTGAGGCGTCCCAGAAAAGATACGCGCCATATGCCAGAAGTCTAGCGCGCTAGTCCGGAACTCACCACCCACCGAGCTTTCCATGCGACGGTACTCGTCATAGCGATCCTGATACCCGAACACGTTGTTGAGGCCACCCGACACAGCGAAGATTTCAGACCGTAAGACCTCCTGCTGGCCGATGTGTTGCAGCTCCCGTTGCCAGAAGTCCTCTTTGGTAGCCTTGCGCCACGTCCGAGGGACGCCCTGGACATACATGGTGCGAGGACGAACGCTCAGGAGCGAGAAGATATAGCCGTGCTCCTCGAAGAAGCGTCGATAGCGGTTAGACCGAATTGCTCCAATTCCGTGGCCTTTAAGGTTACCGACGCCCACTTCGTCATCCCCATCGGTTGTCGGTGCGGTTTGTAGTACCTCAGAGAACTGAATCGTCTGTTTGCCGCCGCCAAGATATTCGGGTCGTTGCAGACGAGCGTCACTAGAACGGACCCCGAGGTAACGGAGATATTCAACGTAGCGTGAGCCATATCGCGCACGAGCTTCCTCATAGCGTTGGAGAGCGAAGGCGAGGCGAAGATCATTGATACTCGCCGCCGACACATTTGACAGATCGGCCTCGATCCGCGGGAACCCATTGGAAGCCGCGGACCCCTCGACATAGAAATTGTTATCCGCCGTAGCAGTCGAGATGCGAGCGGCGTTTGTATAGTTTTGAGAACTATCGTTCGACTCACGAACGCTGATAGGCCCTTGCGCAAAGGTGCCCGTCTCCTTGCCAATACCCACAACAGGCGCATTGCCCGTTAGAGGAATTGTGACCTCCGGACCTTTTTGGGTCCACGGCCGCGCCGACGTGAAATAATCCTTTTCCCAACCAACATTCTGCAACGCCACGCTGGTCGTACTGTCCACACCAGCAGCCGTCGAAACAGTAAGCGGCGTTTGCAAGTCCTGATCCCGATACCACTCATTCCAGATCAACGCGTAGCCCCGGAAGGGGAGCGCCGAAATACCATCACCCGAGCTGAACGCCACCTCCGGCGGGATGCCCAGATAATCCGGCAACATGCCGACCTGGTTGTTGCCAGTCTTAGGTGGACCAGCCGTATAGGTCAGCGCCTTCGACGGAAAGACCGAAGCATCCATGCCATCAGGACCGCCGGTAATGAAGTCCTCCCAGTCGTCCCACACCAGCCGGTGAGGCACGAACCAATGATGAATGCGAACATGCACAGGATGCATCACCGGCGCGAGCAGCGGCGACACACGAACGAGAGCCGAGGTAGCGTGCTGGAAGGTATCACCCGGCAGCACTTCCGTTAGACCGATAGGCACCAGCTCGCCCATATCGCAGGACAGCAACTTGTAATGCGACAGAGAAAACTTTGAGCGCTTCATAGACTTCCCCTTTTTCTAAAGACCGATGCGCGGCTCTCCACGTTCAATATTTTCTGCGAAGACTCCGCCATATAGACACTTTTGTACGTCGGATTTTCCTCAGCCTCGAACGCACGAGTGAGCAGAGCCGACATTTCGACCGACTTTTCATACGCACCCGATTGTTTGATGTACTGAATATATTCCGGTGTAAACCCAATGGCCGTCCGCAACTTCTGCAGCATGAACCGACCTAATGGGATTTTGCGCTTACCCAATCGCAGCTCGCGAGGGATATCGCCGGTTTCCTCAAGGAGCGCCATAGCGTGGCCATCCTCACAGATTTGTTTAGCGAGCGTTAAGCAAGCATCAGCTCCAATGCCCGGTCGACGTGACATCCGACCGAACTCAGGCACTTTCCCTTCGAGAGCACCCGATTTCCGATCCACCAACTTCTTGACGACATAGCCTGCGACATAATTGGCAGTGTGAGCGTTAAATTCTCCTACACCAACGTGTCCTGATCCCCATGCCATTGCAATTGCATCCTGTCCGCTGCGGCCACCATCAAGTAGCGTAAACCCAGACAGTCCGAACAATGAGAGGTGGTAATGAGGACGGAGTGTCGTTTCTCCGTACTCTCCGACGGCGACATATCGCACTTTCCTTGCGCCAATAGAGTACCTAAGCCTCTTGAGGAACAGCTGCAAATCCCGTGGTCTAAGGTTGCCCCCAGCCGGGATATAATCAGGTCCATACGTGAGAGTGACAAAGCTACTTTCTTCATGCAGGAACCCCTCGAATACCTGTCGCCAAGTCCATTGACGCCTGCGATTGATGCGACACGGTAAGCACTGCCCGCAACCGAAGGGCAGTGCACCATTCATGTATGGCTTCCGACAAAGCAACTCACATCCTATAGCCGATGCGGAGCCTTCCAACAGATCCACGCCGGCGCGATCGAGACCGACTGCCATAGCGACGCCTTCCGCGAGAGAAAACCTTGCGCTTAAAGGAGCGCGTCCTATACCGACGACGTGACCTCATTTCACACGACCTCCTGATGGATAAATGGGGCGCCACTCCATGTTCCACTGATCCCAGCGCGCCCCGATGGAACCGGGATAGACCTTAGCCATATAAGCAGGTGACGGTGAGCGTTCCCGATGCGGAAAGACCTTATTCCGCCAAGCCCACTCTAGGTACTCAGGATTGAAAATATCCGTGTCCTGCACAGCATGTTTCGCAGGAACAGGACGAACACCCGTAGGCGTCTTGAGCCACACACTATCAGGCCCAGGTGGACCGGCCTCAGCCGTAGGAGTGCCCGGCGCGACCTCAGCGATCTTAGGCGGGTCCATTTTATAGACGCCAAGAGGGTTTGACCTAGCAGGAAGATTACCTTGACCAGCCAGCGGCCCATTATCGCCAGTAGCAGGAAACGCAGGACCGATCTGATCCGATTGCATGCGCGCGATCTGCGAGCGTAGCAGCTGATTTTGCAGGTCACCGCGAGTGATATCCTGCTGCATCTTCACGCTTTGGTAGAGCTGATTTTGCCGCTCATCCTTGGTCATAGTTGAAGCCAGAGCGCGGCTAATACCTTGACCCATATTCGAAAGAGCTGCGGAATAGTCAGGTCGTGGGTCATCTGCAACCGGGTTAATACCCACGGGAGAAGGATTGAAAGTAGGAGCGCCGAGAGCAAACAGGGGATGTACACCAGCAGCTTGCGCATCTGCCACCTTCCATCGAATACCGAAGTTTGCCGCATCCCGTTGGAATTGAAGGTTATCGAAAGCGGCTTGGTTCTGTGCCCTGATCTGCTGTTGCGCCGTACCTGATCCACCGCCGAACAAGCCGGAAATGCCACCAGCAAGTTGACCGACACCACCTAACAGACCGCCAATCGCTGCAAGAGACATATCAGCACCAGTATTTAGAGTTAGAATTGAAGCGGCCGCGACGAGTACGACCACCACGGCCGAGAGCGAGCAGGACCTCGCGACGACGATGGCGACGGACACAAACTAGCGTGTGCCGGGTATCGACAAAGCCAAGCCGAGACAGATCAACACGCCACCCTCGAGCAGTCGGCCGACGAACAGCTCGAGCACGAACGGACGCCACCCGCTTGCGGGAACTCCCATATTGCTTGGTCGTGGGCGTCCAATACCGACCGTCCTCGAACTCAGTTAGCTCCGACCGGACGGCGTAAGGATTGAAAAATGATGGCGCAACGGGACTAAGGTCGAACGCCTCAGAGTAGGCGAGCCCGTTAGCGGTGGCCCAGGCACCGCGCGCCAAGATGTAACGACTTCCTATGGAAGCCGAACGACGGGTACGAGCTGGAGTGTGCTCTATGTCGTCTATGGTACGAGCTCGCACCCGGTAGCGTGGCATGTCTGATCCTGTCAGTTAGCACAGTGCACATCAAGTAAAGTGCACTGTGCTGGTTGCGCCGCCGCCCCGAGGCTATCAGGACGGCGGCGAGCCTACCCCTAGTCTTCGTCTTCTGGAGGGGGAGCCTTGCCGCCCTCCGATTTGCTGACGCGCTCAGACGCCGCGCGGCTCGATTTTGGTTCTTCCCTTGGTCGCCGGCGGCGGAGCGCTTCAGACTGGTCCATGACCTGCCAAGCCTTCATTTCGGCCTCTACGAAGCGACGCCGGTAGACATCGAAATTTTCGCGGAACTCTTGCGCGGTAATAGCCCTACCGAGAGTAGGGTCAAAGTATTCCTCATATTGGGTTGAGGGATCGTCCGGATCGTCCGGAATATCGAAGTCCTCACTCTCCTCGAACGTCTCCATGCCTTCCTCGGCGGCCTGACGCGAGATCGCACCACGAACAAGCCGTTGCACCTGCTCAGCAAGCGTTTCAGGCCTCTTAAAGCCGGCAGGGATTTGAAGCGGCGTAGGGTCCGGGACCTCATGCCCGAACTCATCCAGACCCGCCTTTTGCGTAGTACCGACAGCCATTAGACCCTCCTTTAGAAGATGTAGGACGTACCAGAGCCGGCGACCTGCCGCCGAGCCTGAATAGAGTGATTCGCCATGATCCAGAGCACATCTTGGTTTTGCACGGCATTGATCCGCTTTGTGGGGACCGAACTCACGAACGACGCATTGAGCTGAGGCGTCCCAGAAAAGATACGCGCCATATG